AACACGATAATTTTCTTTATCTTCCTTTGAGGGATGAACAGGATAATTAAAAGACATTACATGCAAATAGTGCCACAAACTAGGACCCCAAATTTTTGTTAACATTCCATTACCATTATCATACTCATTTTTTTTATATATTTTCTTCTTTCGTGTTCTTGGCATATATTAACATTAGAAAATCTTTTTTATAAAATCTTCTAATATATTATCTTTTTCCTTATACAAATCTATATTATATAGCATTTTCCACAAATCTACATACATATCATATTCAAACGCATATTTTTCTTTATCAAAAAAAACAATATCACCTTTATAATTCCTAATATACATAATAAAATTGGTATGAAAACTTTAAATCAATTCGTCCGATTCGTTAAAGTCTTTAGAAAACATTATTTAAATATTTCAAAATGGATAATTTTTGTGCTGTAAGAGATAGGGTAGCTGCGGCTACCTCGGGTTGGGATTGGAAATGGATACTTTTATATTTGGCAATTATTGCTTTATTTATCTATGTCGCACACCAAACTTATTATAAATATATATTACCACGATTAAATCCTAATTTTGTTCCAAATAGAGAATTTATAAATAAAAATAAAGATATGCAATTGCCTACATTTCCTTTTGGTAAACCTGATCTAAAACCTAGCGATGATCCTGATGATCCTAATTTTGATGCCGGTGAACCTGCCGAACTTATGTTTTTTGTTACCAAATGGTGTCCTCATTGTAAAAAAGCTAACCCTGAATGGAATAAACTGGTCAAAAAATGGGAGGGTAAAAAAATAAATAAGAGTAGAATTTTCTTTAAAAAAATAGACTGTGAAGATAATGAAGCTTTAGCAGATGAATATAATATAGAATCATATCCAACCATTAAATTAGAAAGAGGCGATCAAATTATAGAATATAATGCAAAACCAAATTTTGAAATTTTGGAAGAATTTTTAAGAGAGCAACTCTAAAAAAGATGCAGCCTTTTCTCTTCCATAATCTATATATCTTTTTCTTATTTCATTATTTCCTAATAATTCTAGACACTCATTGATTTCAGAATTATTTCCCTCTATTATAATTTCATTTTTCAATTTAAAATCTTTCTTTTTTCTATATTTTCTGCAAATTTGAATTAATTTATTATGTAAATGCCGACTAAATTCAAAAATATTACATCCCTCATCCAAAATTTCACATTCCGGTCTTTTGAATCTAAAACCCAAAATTTCATTCTCTTTAGCACCATTTGCAATACAATCTTCTATTGGATAATCATTTATTATACCACCATCTATATAATAATGATTATCTTTCCAACATGGTTTGAAAACATACGGAATTGCGCATGATTGATAAACGCCATCAATTATTTTCATATCCGGATGTGTTTTATAAGATAAATCTATTAGTTTAAAATCCTGAACTTCTACCGTAAACATATGTAATTCTATATTGCTATATTCATATAATTCACGAAAAGTTATATCTAATGTTAAATCTTTTGACAAAAGTAAATTTTCTAAGGAAATTTTAAAAATAGAAGAATCAATTAAACCTTTGTCGCCAAAAATACTTGTTAAGAGGGGAAATTTTTGTGTTTTATGCCAAGGGCGATCAATAAAATATTCCAATAAATCGCCCCAATCCATTTTTAATGATAATAAAACGCCAACATACGAACCCACCGATGTTCCATAAATTGTTTCTATTTCTTCAATATTGTAAAAATTTTTTTTATTTAATTCATCAAGGGCACCCAAAACATACAATCCTTTATATCCACCGGATTCTATAACTATATGTTTAATCATATATTTATTTTTTTTGTTTATTTTAAATTCTTTTTTTCTTACAAATATCTATGAATTATGAACTAGCAAATTTTAAAGAAAAAATAAATTTAGATGAACTTTATGAAAGAAAACATCAAGTTGAAATTAATAAAATTAAGGTTTTTCAAACAATACTTGGGAGAATACATAAAAAAATAAAAATTACTTCTAGACAAAAATACAATGATTTATTTACCTTTTATGTTATACCCGAATTTTTGCTCGGGATACCATCCTATGATGTTGCTGCTTGTACAAGTTACATAATACAAAAATTACGAGATAATGGTTTTATTGTAAAATACACACACCCCAATTTACTTTTAATTAGTTGGAAAAAATGGATACCAATGTATAAACGTATGGAATATAAAAAAAAAACAGGTATTAGAATTGATGGGCATGGAAGGCGCGTTCAGGATGAACAAAAGAAAAAAAAAGAAATGGGAAAAACAACCGTTGTTAAAAAAAATGATGATACTTATAAAAAAATTAATAGCTACAAATCTACAGGATCTCTAATTTATGATAAAAATCTTTTAGATAGAATTGAGAACAAAATTATACTCAAAAAATAAAGATTACCATTTTTCTCTCTTTAATGGATTTTCAATTCTCTGTACTACTTTTTAAAAGGTAAGTGCAAAAAGGGGACTTTGTTAATTAGTACCTTCAGGAGAATTGAAAATCCATTAAAGAGAGAAAAAAAACAACTTTCTAAAAAAGAGGGGTTTTAATAAAATAAAAATAATATATATATGAAAAAAACTCGGAAAAAACCGTGGTGGTCGGGTTGGCGAGGAAACTCACCTAATAAAAAACAAAGGAAAACTATGAGAAAAAGGTGCGGAAAAAAATGCTTTTTAGGACCCAATCTTAGTTTTCCTATTTGTGCAAAAGGAACATGCAGAAGAAATAAAAGGGGAATTATGTCCGCTTATATAAGAGCTAAACAGTGGGGGAAACCTAAGTCTTTTTATAAAAATTATTGGGGAAAGCCTCGCATGAAGCGCAAAGTTTATACACGCGTTGTAAAAAAGGCACGTAAATTAATGGGTCGGAAAAAGGGCGGCAGAAGAACAAAACGGAGAAGAGGGCGAAGGGGAGGCGTACCGGTACCTGTTGTACTTCCAATACCTGCGGACGATATGTGGGACCACGTGAGCCACGAGTTGAAGGTTGGCATGTTACGCGAAAAAATAAATAAAATAATACAAACAAGAGGGTCATGGCAGCTGGAAGGTAATATCGCTGCGACAGAGCAGGAGGGCGGAGGACGTAAAAGAAGTCAGCGAGGGGGTGTTAAAGGAACTATTGTCTTTTTAGACCCCGGGCGCGGCTACGGTCATATTATACCTGATGACACCCCCACGGAGCGCTTCTTATTCCATTTTACGAGCGCCAATCTCGGCAGATATAAGCCATCGGTGGGCGATAAGGTAGAGTTTAACGTGAACCGGAGTCGCATTCCACGTCGCGCGAAAGATGTGGTTAAGTTACAAGAACCTGAGCCGATGGAAATTGACTTTGATCAGGAAGCACAAGAAGCATGCAAAAATAAACAGAAGGAAAAATGTATAAAATATTTCAAAAAATTGGGATTAAGCCAAGATGATGCCGAATTGGTGATAAAACCCTTTCTTTCTGGCAAAACACGCCTTGCAGAGCTGGAGCAGAAACTTCAAGCTTTGGTTAGAGAACATATTGATGAAGGAGGCGGCGGCGGAAACCAGGGTGGCGGCGGACGTAAACGACGCCGAAGGACGCGAAGAAAGCGAGCAGGAATGAATCCTCAAGGAAATTCGGGGGCGCCCAATTTACAAGAAATGGAAAGAAAAAATCAAAATAATGAAAATACCGTTGAAATACATAATGTTGAAGATCAAATTGGAAAGTCCATGCAAAAACAAGCTTGGAAAGCCGGAGTTATTGAAGACGACAATTTTGGAAACGAAGGTGATGGACCTCCCAAGCTAAAGCGCAGACATACCCGCGGTGGCATGAAATTGAAGGCGAAGAAGAAAAAGACGACCACTAAGAAGGAGACGGAGAAACTTAAGAAAAAAGGTTATTATCCAACAATAAAAAAGGGAATGAAAGTATGGATAAAAAAGAAACCTTATGAAAACCCCGAAACAGTTATACCTTATGAAAACCCCGAAACAGTTGAAAATATTGACAATTTTTTTAATTAAAAATCCATTATCTAAAAGGTTTGAAAATATTGTTTTTTAACATATAAAAATGATTTTATGCTCTTGACAGTAATATTTACGCTCTTGAGTGCCGAAATTTAAATTTTGCAAAATAAAAAATGGACATTTTTTCGATGTCCATTTTACTTTTTTCTCGAAAAAGAATTTTGAAAATTTCAACAACAACGAAAAACAGTGTTTTCCCCTCCATTGTCTAGTAAAATGCGATGTTCTTGTAAAAAAGTATGTAGGGAGTTTATGGTAAGGTTTTTTTTGGAATTTTCGGTGTTTAAAAAAAAACACATAAAAAAAATGGACATAATAATATATGCAGGAGACTTTAGAGAATATTGGAGACAGTCTCCCATTTACACTGAAAAGTAGCAAAAAGTTTCAATGCGTAATTTGTGACTATATTACGCAGCGACAATGGAATTATAACAAACATATTTTAACAGCAAAACACAAGAAAAACTACAAAAGCTACAAAAAACTACAAATGTCCCAAAAAAAAAGTGTAATTTATGAATGTCCATTTTGTCCAAAAATTTTTAAAAGTAAGGGGGGAAAATATAAACATATTAAGAAATGTCCAAAAAATCCAATAATCAATAAAAAATTAGAATTACTAAAAAAACAATTAGAAGAGGAAAGAAAACTTACAAAAAAGTTAGAACAAAAAATAGAAAACCATGAAAATGAAAAAACAAAATTGGAACTTAAGAATCAAATTGAAATAAATACAATATTAAAAACACAGGCAGCAGCTATAAAAAATGTAAAAGTTGAGAATTCTGTAACAAATAATAATTGTGTTATAAACAATATAAGTATCAAACTTTTTTTAGATAAGCATTGTAAAAATGCATTGTCAATTATGGATTTTGTGAAGGAATTACAATTTAAATTATCTGATATTAATCCGGATAGACCTGCATCAACAATAGAATCATTAAGTAAAGCCATAACCGATAAATTGGAAGATATGGACGAAACAGAAAGGCCGCTGCATTGTTCTGACGCAAAAAGGTTAGTTTTCCATGTAAAAGATGCAAGTGGGTGGACAAAAGATGTAGATAATAAAAAAATAGATAATGCAATTACTTGGGCAAATGCTCGCCAACAAGGGGCATGGATAAAAAAGGCAACAGATGATAATTGGACAAGTAAAAAAAATGATTCAAATTATTTAAACATGAATGTTGCAATGAGTAAATTTTCCGACAATCCTGATAAGGCAAAGAATAGGGTAAAGCGTGCAATAGCCAAGATTGTTTCAATAAAAGAGGTATTGAATAAATAAATATAAAATTTCATAAAAATTTTTATATTTAATGTCTGGGGCGCTTTATCGTGCGGTGGCGTCTCGTCGTTTTTTTGCGGCAATATCTACGTTTTCCGCGAGTCCAATTGCAATGTTTGGCGCGACGGCAGCTACGGTATTTCATGCCGCGGCATTTTGAACGGCGAACGCTTTTGCGATAACTTCTTTTAAGAGATGATGCGGGGCGTCTAAGCGAAGGTCTTCTCCGGTATCTTTTTGGTCTAGCCATTATATAATATAATTAGAAATTTTTATTTAGAAGAACCATCCTCCGCGCTGGCGGCGGCTGCGACGGTTGCGGCGGCTGCGGCGGCGGCTGCGGCGGTTGCGGCGGCTGCTGCGGCGGCGGCGTCCGCCAACAGGGGCAAGAGCCGGTGCGTTCTGATTTCTGCGTCTGCGACGACGGCGTTGAGTTCTATTTCTACGACGAGCCATTTATACATTTAGGAGAGAAAAAATAAAAACGCAGTTAGTTATTTGTTATATCTTCTAATTCTTCCTTAAGTATTGTTCTTTGTCTGTCAATTTTTTCCATTTCTTTTTCTTGGATAATATCATCAAAAATTTCTAATCCCTTCCTAAAGTCTTCCTCACATTTTATATATAATTTTACAATAGTTTCTCTTGTTTTTTTTGTTATTTTATCTAAATTATCTTCATTTAATTGTGGGTGAAGTTTAAAACTTTTTCCATCCTCCACAAAAATTTCTTTTAAAATTTTTAATAAATCTTCATGACTTTTTTGTGCATATTCTATCATTCTTGCTAAATGATTTGCATATTTTGAAAAATTATTATTTGTTTTTTTATCAGTATATGCGTTATGTCTAACTTTTAAAAATCTATTATCTAATTTTCTTCCGCCCCTCATTGGTAGGCTTTCAACAGCAACCGGTCTTGATTTTAAACCAACATCAAAGCTTACACGCGTTGGATAGGATGGTTGAATGTTCGGTTGTTGAGTTCTAGGGGTATCTAAAGTAACCGGTTGATATTTATTGGGATCAATATTTCTTTCCCTTTTTAATGGCGCACATTTTATTCGCTGATCATATTTACAAGAATAATCTTTTAATTTTATTTGAGAAAAACGTTCAATATGATCAGGTAAATTTTTCCCAGTAAAAGTTTTATAAAAATGTTTTAAATCTAATCTATATTGTTTCATTCCCTCTTCAGATACCCTATTAAAACGTCCTCCGCCTCTACTTTTTGGTTCATAACTATAAACATCTTTATATAATTGTAATAATTCAGGGACGCCGGGTTCAGCTGCAAATGTTTTATATTTTGTTACGCATGTTCCTCGTTGATCTCTATATTTTTGTTGTATCAATTTACATGGACTGGGGTTAATTGTAATGGTATCATCCTTATTAATTTCATATTGTAAAGCATTAATTCTTCTTTGACAGAAGCCAAATTGTTCCAATTTTTTTTCAACATCACGAGGAACGGAACCATATTGTAATAATGGTATTTTTTGTTTAACATTATCTTTATCATTGAATACATATTGTGGATTAATTGTTTTGATAATTGCTGTATAAATATGTCCAATTTTTACATAAAATTTTGATATTTCTTTGCAATTATAATGTTTTGTTTTGTTTAATTCTTTTAAAACATGTATAGGTATCCAAGATAACTTTTTCATTTTTGTTTCTCCCTTTTTGACACGATCTGCTAAATATTTTATTTGTCGGCTATTAAGATGTTTTTCAAGTACATCGGTTGTAATAGCAATAAGTTTATCACAGTGTTCAGGATTTTCTAATTTTTGCATATCAAGCCAACTTTGTTTTGTTAAAAGTTCAACAACTATATTTTCAATTTCTGAAATAAAATTTATTGTCTTTGATGATGTTGTATTTCCCATATATAATAATTAAATATATTTTATATAATATATGGCATCGCCCGAACCTTTTGATTTATATGATCATTTTGATAAAAGGATATATAATATGATACAAAAAGATTTAACACTAGTTGAATTAGATTTTAAAAATTTTTTAAGAGCACTTATAAGTAAAGATTCTACTCTAAGAAATCGTGTTCGTCAACCGAGTGAACATATTTTTAATTTAGCTAAGCAACATAATCTTTTTATAGATGGTTTAATGTATGAAGATTTTATGAAAAGAATAACCGAAGAAGAAATGCGTTTAATGGGAGTTGATAATATAACAGGAAAAAATGTTTTAATTCATCCAAATTTAATTCAGGTTGTAAATGCAGGACGAATGGCGCGAACCGCTGCGGTAGCTCAAGCAAATGCTACAAATACAGGAGAATATCCCGAAGGACAAGGTCCTCCGGTTGTTAATTATCATATTAGAGACCCGTATCCTTGGCCATCGCCGGATGCAACAAAGAAAGAAGCAATACATAAAACTTTTTTAGATGATATGATAGGACGAAGTGGACGGGGAGCACAAGAAGGGAATGCTAGTGGAAGATATATTAAAATTAAAAAGAAAGCTAAGAGGGGTGGTCGTAAAACACGTCGTAGGAAAAAGCGCGGTCGTAGGAAAAAGCGTGGTCGTAAAACACGTCGTAGGAAAAAGCGTAGTCGTAAAACACGTCGTAGAAAAAAACACTAATATAAAAATTGAATTAAAAAGAAAGTAAATAATTTTTACAATTATGCAAAGAAAAAATACAACACAAAGAAAAAAACATGTAAAAGATAAAAAAAAATTATGGAATTTATTTGATAATGAAATAAATAAAAAAACTGAAACATTGGAACAGTTATATAGTATATCCGAGTTGGGAAATAAAGAAAAATGTGATTTATGTGATAGTTCATTATTTTATTCTGAAGAAAGATTTTTAACATGTTCTAATAAAAAATGTGGAATAATTTATAAAGATACTTTGGATGAGAGTGCTGAATGGAGATATTATGGAGCTTCCGATAGTAAAAGTATTGATCCTACAAGATGTGGTATGCCGATAAATCCACTATTAAGAGAATCTTCATATGGTTGTAAGGTTATATGTAATTATAGATCTACATATGAAATGAGAAAGATTCGTCGTTATACGGAGTGGCAGTCAATGCCTTATAAAGAAAAATCTCAATATGATGAATTTGAAAGAATAAAATTATTGGCACGCAATGCTTGTTTGCCCAAAATAATAATAGACGAAGCTTTAAGATATCATAAAAAAATTTCTCAGGAACAGAAATTCAGGGGATTAAATAGGGCTGGTATTTTAGCAGCTTCTATATATATTAGTAGTCGTATTCATAATTTACCAAGAACAGCAAAAGAAATTGCCGTTATGTTTCATTTGGACAATGGAAGTGCAACAAAGGGTTGTAAAAATGCTGTAAAAATTTTAAATAATATAGAAAAAAATATGAATAATTTAGAAAAAACTCATTTTTGTGATACAAGGCCCATATCCTTTATAGATAGGTATTGTAGTAAATTAAATTTTAATTCTGAATTAATAAAAGTTTGTCAATTTTTGGCTTTAATTATAGAAAAAAAAAATTTAATTCCGGAAAATACACCCCATTCAATTGCTGCGGGAATTGTTTATTTTATAGGTTATGAATGTGGTTTAAATATTAATAAACACGATGTCAATTTAGTAAGTGAAATCAGCGAGGTTACCATAAATAAATGTTATAAAAAGCTATTTAAAATAAGAGAGGAATTAATTCCCACGGAAATTCTTCAGAAATATTCTCTATAATTAAAATAATGAAAAAGGTAATTATTGTTCCATATCGCGATCGTGCTCCACAAAAAGAAATTTTTGTAAATCATATGAAACAAATTTTTTCCAAAGAAAAAGATTATGAAATTGTTTTTGTTCATCAAAAAGATAAGAGAAATTTTAATCGCGGTGGAATGAAAAATATAGGTTTTATTTATGTTAAAAGAAAATATAAAAATTGGAAAAATATAACCTTAATTTTTCATGATATAGATTATTTGCCACACAAAAAAATTTTTACGTATGAAACTACCCTAGGTAGTGTAAAACATTTTTATGGTTTTAAATTTTGTTTTGGTGGTATTTGGGCAATTAAGGGTGAAGATTTTGAAAAAACAAAGGGTTTTCCAAATTTATGGGCTTGGGGATTTGAAGATAATTCAATAAGAAACAGATGGTTAAAAATTGGAGGAAAAATAGATTATAGTGAATTTATTTTTTATACAGATAAATCTGTGGTTAAATTGGATTGTAGTAATAGCGGACATGATTCCCGTATTATAAATCAAAAAAATTTAGTTTATGCAAAAAAAAGTTTAAGTGGATATGATACAATTTATGATTTGGAATATGAGATTGAAAACATTGATAAAAATATACATATGATTAATGTAAATAAATTTTTTACCGAAGTTCCTGAAGAATCTCAGAAGTTTTTAAAAAATGTTAGTCAAAAACAAATTTACGATGATAAGAAAAACCGTTTGGTGAAAAATAAAAAAAATTTTTGGGATACAGTTTTAAAGAAGCGTGTTAAAAAAAAAGAGACAAAAAAATCAAAAAAAAA